TGGAGCGAGGAGAAAGTTGATGCGGAGGGTGAAGCACTGGGTAGGTTTCTGTGGAAACAAGGCTATCGCAAGGTGCAGCAATGATGCGCCCGCTGCTAAGTATTAAGAAGCGCATTAGTTTAATTCTAATCCTTCCACGATTTCACACATATCATCATACAACTGCGCGACTACTTCTGCAGTCATGCCGTCGTAATCATTCCACTTATCCTTCTTGCGCATCATGCTCATAATGTCGCTAAGCGCATCTTTATACCGGGCAGCATTGAGTGTGTACTCATATTCCACCTGTTCTTCCGGTAGATTAAACGTTAGTGTTGCTTTCATTTTCTGATTTGTTTGGTAGTCCTGCTTTGCAATCGGTGTATCCTTCGTTATAGGAATTAATAAGGTTATTCATTTCAATGGTTTGTACTGCGTTCAATAGCATTTCCATTTCAGCCCATGTCATGCGTATGGCTTGACCTTTAAACTTACGCTTTAAGGTTAGATGCAGTCTGCGAATGGCTGTTTCTTTTTTCTCTTGGCTCATAAATACTTGGTGTCTTTGGTTATGGTGAATAGGTCTTTATTCACCGCTTTAATTTTATGGAATAGGTTGTTTTTTAAATAGCTTGTTTCGGCTTTGCTGTACATGCTTAGCAACAAGATACGTTCCTCGCGTAAATCGTCAAGCGGTAGCAGTTTTCTTTTGGGCATTGAGTTTAAGTATTTCGTTTTTAACGTGCATGTAATACGCCTTGACCGAGTAGTATTCACCGGTTCCTTCGAAGTCATTCACGATGTCATCGGGTGCGTTAGCCAGTGCTTCATCTACGCAATACAACGCGCAGTTAATTGCTTTGAAATGCACCTGTGCTAATTCGCCTTGTTGCTGTTCACCTTCAACTATATCAAAATAGTTCGAGTACAGTTGCCATGCTTTGTCTTTTGCTTTCATTGTTTAGTTTATTGATTAATTCGATTACTTGCTCTTTGTTGTAATAGTGCTGCATTGAATTGCGCACGTGGTCTTTAAGTTGTTCGGTGGTCATTTTAAAATAATGTGTTTAACCTATTTTTTATGATGTCAAAATATGCGGAATCAATTTCATAACCAATGCAATCAAAACCTAATTTTTTTGCCACTGCTAACGTAGTACCGCTGCCAGCAAATACATCAATAATTGTTTGCCCTTGAAACGCAGTAGTTAAAATGATTCTTTTAATAATTTCTTCTGGTATTTGACAAGGATGTGCAGTCTTAGTTTTGCTTACATTTTTTACTTGCTGCACTTCCCACCAGTCGTACAATTTTGAACCCTCTTTGCCTTCTGATATTCTTTTGGCAATTCGTTTATCATTTAAATTTTTATAAGGTTGTTTAACCTTACTCAAATCAGGTTTGCATCCCCACCATGATATTAAACGGCTTTGCTTGCCTGTATTGCTATTGTAAACCCAAGTGACTACCTGCTCACATTTCGCTTTAATAGCCTTAGGTAATATGTTAATAGTTTCTTCGGGATAGTGTATGATTACGCATGGTAATGGTATTTTACTGAGAAGTTCAATATAGTCATCATCACTCAATTTGTCCGAGTATTGGTTATAGTGATAACCCTGATTGTATGGAGGGTCTGTAATTACCAAACCTTCGGGAATAATAAACGCTTCCCTAAAATCCATATTTCCTACAATTACTTTGCTCATACGTTCAAAGTATTTAAGTATTCACGCCACATCGGCACACGCTCCTGAAGCTTTGCGATAGCATCTGCATCAAACTCCACAACCTTTTCGTGGATGCGGTCTTGCACTGGTATATCATATTGCCAATTCGCTAAATCACTTTCAAGATTAGCGTGTGGATTTTCCGCAAGAAAAGTAGGCATATCGTAAATCATGTTGCGTTCAATGCGCGATGCCTTCTTAATGAATTCAGGATTGCTTTGTGGATCAATAAGATTCATGCGCAATGATAGGCGATACTTTTCGGTGTCTATCATTTGACTTGGTGCATTGACTAGCACAAAGCAGAACGTTGCTGTTGGTGCGCCCGTTAGCCACATGTATGCTTGGCCTTGCCAGTAGTAATCTTTGCTCAACTCATTAGCCTTTGCATCAATGAAGGTGTGAATGTCCCAACTGCTTTTAATATCCGGCACGTTCACCACCACGCCACCATCTTTGATAAGCAAATCAGGTGTGCCTTTGATGTAGTCATTGGTGAACATCTGCTCGTTCTTAAATACAATTTGCTTGCGTTCCCTGCGCCACATATCGATGGCGTCATTCTCAACCGCCAATCCTTTCTCGATGTACTTGTTGCTGATTTCTTTGTAGCGTTTGTACTTGTTCTGCACATAGATTTCGAGTAGTGCGCTCTTGCAGGTTTCAGATAGGCCTGTCTTTGTGCGTGCATCGGTCATAAGCTTACCAAGCTGCGATGCTCTGAATAAAGTTTGTTCCATTGTGTATTGTTATTGATGGTGTGAAGATACTACAACAATCCGCTTAGTTGTTCTTTTTTAACATTTACTAACGGTTCAATCTGTGCAAAGAATTCCTGCGGGCATGCCTGCAAAATGATGTCGCAATCATCAAGGCTCTGTGCTTTCTCGATTAACTCAAGCAAGTACTGAACATCTTTGTTGGATGCGTTAAGACTACCCTTCAACTTGAATGGCTTGTACATGTCCACGTTCTTGCGGTTAAGGTCACGGCCTAACAACTTGCCAAATGACACAGCAGCGTTTTTAAGGCACTCTGTTTTGAGTTTAGGAAACGCAAGGTCTAAGGCATTCGGTTTTTTATTATCTGCGTTTAATGCCCATCTATTGCGTTCGATGTTGTCAAGGTTCTGTGGTGCTCGGTCAACCATGATAACAATGGATGCTGCTCCCGTGCGGCGCAACTCGTAACCGGTTATCGGATGGATCACTACAAGGTCAAGACTACCCACAACTTCATTAGCCATACGTTCCCATTTGAAGTTCTCAGTACGCCAGTGACCGAAAAACATTTCGTCTAGTGTGGTTTCTACGTGCGATATAACAAGCGTGACCGCTTTACCATCGGGCGTTTTTTCAATGCCGACTTGGTCGGGTGATGCGTTGAGCATTTGCTGAAACTTTTGCAATGCTTCAAGATTGTCTTTGTGGAATGAGTTCATGTTGTTATTGATTTGGATTAATACTTAGCAAGGCAATCGTTTAGTTCTTGGCAGTAAGAAAGTAGTGCGAAGATTACGATGATGGCTACAACGTAGCGAATGATAGTAGATGCTGTTTTCATGTTGTATAGTTTTAATAATTGCTAATTTGATGAGTTAGGTCAACAATAACACTTGATAAGTAATCAATGCGTTCAAAGCATTCATCTATCAATTTTGAATCATTGTATTGCAATGCCATACGCATTACCATATGTTGGTCATGTAATCTTATTTCATACTGACCTAATTGATAATTCAAAAATTCTTTAGTCAAGTTTTGCATTAAGTTTTCCATATTGATTTTTTAAAAATTGTTTTGTTGTTGTTTGATGGGTCAAATATACTGCAAATAATTGCATACACAACAATTTAACAAATTTTAACAAACGTGTAATTGAGAATCAGTTTGTTAGCTTCAATCGGTTACAGATTGTAACCACCTCACGCCCACGAATAGCTGCCGTAGTTCGGGAATAGTTCGAAGTACATGCGCATCATAATGGCATCAGCGTAATCGGGTGACTTGCCATGCATGCGGGCTATTTCCTCTTTGCTTATTACAGCAAGTTTGCCATCGGCTTCAGGTTGCCGCCTGCGTATCATGTCCAGTTCTTGCACAATTACATCCCGGAACTGATTCACTTTGAAGATTACTTTATTCTGTTCGATTAATTCCGCAAGCTTGAAATAGCATTCAGCCTTTTGGTTGGTGAACTTATCGGATTGCTTAGCACGCCCACCATTAAGGAAGCCCCTACAACGGAGCGCATCGACCGCACCCCCGCCGACGCCATCTTCATCGCAGATCACATTGCTAAGTTTGATAGCGTGCCTGTCGCATAGTTGGCGAATGGTGCTAACTACGGTTGTGATTGGTTGCTTACGCAGCTCGTGTATCTCCATTAACTGCAAACCATGCCATACGCAAATGACACTACGGTCTTTTCCAAGTCGTGCGATGTCGGCACTGATAAACTTATCGCCTTTCGCTTCTTCTTCCCGGAAGCAACGCACTAAATCATCATACTGATATAGGTTATCGACGGACTCATCATACTCCCAGTCACCGTGCAACAGCCTTCGTCTATCTATTTCGGGCAAACGCTCTAGTGTTTCAAGGTAACTTTCAGGTAAGTGTGGGTTATCGGTAGGCAGCGATGGAATAAATGCTAGATGCTGTGGCAAACTATCCATCTTATGCGGTGCATAGAACTCATTGTAAAGCCATCCTTTGGACGGATTGCATGTGAGTAGCATCTTGGGTGGTAAGTCATATTCGCGTAGCTTGAAACGGATGCGGGACTGGAGTATGTCTATTGCCCGTTTGCTAACCTGTGCCGCCTCGTCTACGTAGGCATCTGTTAATTCCAACCCGCCTAAGCTATGGAACTCTGCATCCGATGGATAAGCAAACAAATCCTTTAAGATTATTTCGCTACCATTGCTGAATGTTATAACGTGCGTTTGATTGTTGATTGTGTAGTGTTCATTAGGTGCTAGCCCTAACATGTGCGCTACCTCAAAGAAAGTCTTTAGCGTGGTCTTTTTTAGCGTGTCAAGTTTACTGCGACCTATCAGACCTCGCGTGCCCGGATACTTGAACCTTCGGCTTATTT